AATCCAAGAATGGGAAAGTGGCATTTACCAAGGAAATTGAGGAGAAGTGCCTTGCGGCGTGTTCCTCTGGATTCACTCTCGAAAAGTGCGCCGGATTGGTAGGCGTTCCAGTTGGAACCATTAAAACTTGGGTGCATCGGAACCCGGCTTTCGGCAGAAAGATGGAAACCGCAAGAAAAAATCACGAATTAAAGCTTTTAAGGGATATAGAACTAGCGGGGGAGAAATCTTGGCAAGCGAAAGCATGGATGGCCGAAAGAGTTTATTCCTATGCCCAACCTTCTGCCAGATTGCAAGTATCTGGTGGCGTTGAACATACAGCGGGAGGATCATTCGCCGCCTTGCTTGCTGGCCTTGCATCTCGAAGAGCGGAAAAGAAAGCACAAGTGATTGATAGCCAGGAAGTTAAACAACTTGAGCAACACAAAAGTAAATACAATAGCTATTGTCCGACAAATGAATTGCAACCCATTGCAACAACAACACCTAAAATTCCTGGCAAGGCTAGGCCATTAAGAATGAGGAGACGCAAGCCAAGAGCAGAAAGCCTTGCAAAGTATCCCCACCACGACACCCCGCCCGCCACGCCCCCCGCCTAAATTTTTTATATATAATACCCCCCAAATAATTGCGCCACAAAACAAAAAGAGGTTATGGCAAGACGAGTTCCTAAGTCAGCCCAAAAGGCTCCTGAAGAAGTTTTAGAGCAACTGCTAAATCCAGCGTTTTTCGCAGATAAGGTATTGGGAATCAATCTCTACAAGTGGCAAAAGGATGTGCTTGCAGATATTGAGCCAATCGACTCCAGGGTAGCCCTGCGCGCCGCCAACGGTTCCGGCAAGACTTCCACGGTCATTTCCGGCGTTTTGATATGGCACGCGCTCGTCTACAAGCGCTCTATTGCGGTCACGACCGCCGGTGTCTTCCGTCAAGTCGAGTCCCAGCTTTGGCCTAGCCTGCGTTCCCATATCGCCAAGCTTGGTGGCCCCTGGGAGGTCACGTCCGGCGAGATCCGCTACCTTCACCCTGACGGCAACACATCGCGCATTATAGGCTATTCTGCGACCGATCCTGGCCGTGCTGAGGGCTGGCACGCCGAGAACCACGAAACAGCGCCCCTGCTTATGGTGGTGGACGAGGCCAAGACCGTAGCCGACCCCCTCTTCGAGGCAATCAGTCGGTGCCAACCAACGCGACTGCTAATCGCCTCCAGCCCCGGTGGCTCCAGCGGTGCCTTCTATCGCGCCTTCACTAAGGAGGCGGATATGTGGAAGAAGCACGCTGTGACCGCCTTCGACTGCCCCCATATCACCCAGAAGCAGATCGACGAGGTTATCCAGCGGTACGGCGAGAAACACCCTTTAACCCGCTCCATGATTTATGGCGAGTTCGTGGACATAGGCAACGAGAGTCTGATTATTAACCTGAACCAGCTTCAGAATTGCCTTACCAGCCCGCCGGACTTCAAGCCGGGGACCAAGATCGCCGGGGTGGACTTTGCGGCAGGCGGAGACTGCAACGTGCTTTGCGTGCGGGATGGGAACAAGGTTCTGCCCATCACGGCATGGCGCGAAAGGGACACCATGTCCGCCGTGGGCCGTTTTATCGTCGAGTTTAAGAAGCACGGCCTTAAGGCCGAAGACATCTATGCCGACGCAAGCGGCCTGGGTATGCCTATGTGCGATGCCTTGGCGGAATCGGGGTGGGAGGTGCAACGGGTCAACTTCGGATCTACCGCTTACGACACCGATGCCTATACCAACCGCGCTGCCGAGATGTGGTATGGGATGGCAAAGAAGATCGAGGCGGCTGAGATCATCCTGCCCGAAGACGACGAGCTGACGGCGCAACTGACCTGCCGCCGAAGCCTGGTTAATTCCAAGGGAAAGCTAGGAGTCGAGTCCAAGGATTCAATGCGAGCCAGGGGACTCGCCAGCCCGGATAGGGCCGATGCCCTTGCCCTCTGCCTTGATGGTGGTAATATCAGCTTCGACTTGACCTTTCCGGTGGAGAAGCCAACGTGGAGGTCATTGCAGGCCCTGATGGAATCGAGCGATCCCGTTATGGCTGGATTTGACGCAGGAGGTTAAGGTGGAAATTGTTGAAAAGGCAAAACAAGCCGCAGGTAAGGCGGCCAATGAATTGCGTGAATTTGGGAAAATGCACAACCCCGAATACGCTGCCAATCAATTTTATATCAGGCGTTTTGGTGCCGAAGATCCGCTGGTTCCGCTTTTGAAGGAGTATGGGGAGCAAGATGTTTCTGCTATGCCATACCAAATCCAAAAGATGAAAAACTTAAAAGACGGTTTTATTGGATCTGGGAACCCGGCAAAATTACTGGATCAGATAAATAAACCTAAAAACTATAAGCCCGATCCGAGTATTTTTGAGCCAGAAGATGAGGTTGGTAAATTTTACGCCGAACAGGCTCCTGAGTTTATGAAACAGCTTTCTGACGGCAATTACCATCAAGCATTGATTACCGCCCGTGAAATCCGCGAGGAAAACAGGCGCAAGGGTTTTGCTGATTATATTCCTGCAAGCTTCTTTGTTAACTTACTTGAAAAGGAAAAACTATACAGGAATGCCTACATGGCAGACAGCAAGGAGAAATAAACTATGCAAATCTGGAACTGGATCACGTCAAACTGGACCGAGATTGTCGCCGCTGTTGGCGGCATTGTTCTGTCCGCACGCATCATTGTGAAGCTGACCCCGACCCCGGCAGACGATTCCTTCCTTGAGAAGGTAATCAATTTCCTCAAGGGTGTCGGACTGAACATCAAATAAGCTTAAGTGATCGGTGCGATACTTAACATCATTGCATCGATCCTTCGCCTCATTCCGGGCTGGAAGGAGAAGCGCATTGATCGCGCCGAAGGTGAGTGGCGCAACAACCGTGATTCCATTGATCGGGATCTTGGCGCTGTTGCTTGGTGGGTGCGCCACGACGACTCCGACAACGAACACGACCGGGGCCGTTGAGTCCCTGATGCGCGATGAGAACTATCCTGCTGTACGCGATTCTTCTCCTTCCGTCCGCGCATGGGCAAAACGTGCTTTGCATTATGTCAACGATCTTTCGTTTGAACTGAACAGGGAGCGGGAGAAATGAACGCCAAAGACACCAAACGCCGGGATTATTACACGCGTATTATCGACGCGCTAAACCAGCGTGAAACCTGGGAGAACCGGCAGCGCTTGTTTTACCAGGCTCGTTATTTCGGCGTGCGTAGAAAGGTCAAGCCTTGGCCTACAGCCGCTGATCTGCACGTCCAGTTGATCGATACGGCCATTGAGAAGCTAAAGCCCTCCTTCGTCAATTCCGCAATCGGTAACGACATCCTTTCCAGCTTCGTCCCGATGCGCCAGCAGTTGACCCCGCTGACCGTTTCCGCCGAGCGGTGGTTTGACTACCAGATGCGCGAGAAGTCAAACTTCCAGAAGGAGATCGTTTCCGTAATCGACAACATTCTTCTTTACGGACGCGGCGTGGCCAAGGTAATCTGGAACGAGGACAAGAAAAGAATCGACTTTGAAGCGATTGACCCATTCCATATCATTGTACCTTCCTATACCAAGGAATTTAAGGACGCTGATTTCATTGTTCACATCATCTCCACAAGTGTCGACTCCTATAAGGCTAATCCCCTATACAAGCAGGATGACAACTTCATTAAGACAATTTCGGGTAAACCCTCCAAATCGGTGGGCCTACGAAGTGAAATTCAAGACGAGATTTACCGCCGTGAGGGAATTACTCAGGAAGCTGAGAATGACCGTATTATCCTATGGGAAATGTACACCCCCTCTGAGGACGGTTGGAAAGTCGAGACTTATAGTCCGCTGGTTATCGACACGGATGTAAGGAAACCTTTCGTTCTTCCTTACCGCCAC